GATTTGAAGTCCATGTTTAATGGCTTAATAGCCATTAAATTTACATATATCTTAATATTGCTTTAAAATCTAAATTTCTTTGTGATTCCCAAAGATACCAAATTTCTTTATGAGCTCCACTAAAAAATGTTACTCTGATACCATAATATCCATTTTTTGAATCATATATTTTATCAATATAATCTACATCTACTACATTTATTGTTGTATTACCAATTGGAATTACATATCTTTCCATTTTATATCTCCTTTTGTTCTAATATTATGTGTTAAAATACCCAATTGTTTTGCATAAACAACTGCGGTTCTTGTACCACCTTTTGGATGACCATCATCACCCTCATCTGCACAATAAATTACAATATCTGATTTTATCCCTGCGGCGCCCTGGGGCCCGATAACTTGATATATATTTCGAGTATGTAACATCTTTGCGCCATCGGACAGTCGGTCCGCCGCAGGATGTATTGACATAGCTCGTTCTTTTGCCTTAATTTGATCAGGAAGTTTTTTTAAAGAAAAAATTCTCTTCCCATCATGATATAAATTATTAAAATTATCTCAAGGTATAATAATTTCTACATTGTTGAAGTAGTTTACTACCGAATCAGAACCATCGGCTCCGCCACTTCTCAAAACGTATCCTTTTCGAATTAAATTGAATGATATTTGTTCTAATAATTCTTTTTCTTGATTAGTAATATGACGACTACCAATTATTGTTGCATATTTATTTAACACTATAACCAAACTCCTTTGCTTGTAAAAATTCTTGTCAATACTTTTCCATAGAATTTAATTGATTTGTATCTTCAGTAGTTTCCACGATTTCAAATGTAAACGCTTCAATACCTAATTCGGCCATTGCAGGATATAATTTATTATTAGTGCGGCTTTCTGCACCAACTCCTCGTTTGATATGTTGTTTTCATCGGTTTCCAATATCTACACTTTGACCTACATAACATTTTCCACTTTCTATATGAGTAATTTTATAAATGCCAGAAACTCGTCCTGTTCCTACTACTCGATTTACTAAATCATTTACTTTATTACGATAATAGATTTCATAAATTGCTTTATAAAATGGATCTGGATTTCTTAATTTTTTTATAGCTTTATTTAATTCATCAAGTTCTTCAACCTCTTCAGAAGTAAAAGAAATTTTATAATAGGATGCGGCTTCACGATCTTTTTCAAGTTGTTTATATATATCTATCGCCGCGTCATATTTTTTCTTTCAGTCATTTATTAAATTTTCAATTTCCTGAATTTGATTTTCGCTTTCTTGACGTTTTTTATCATAGCCTGTTTGAAATTCCTCAATTTTTTGATTTATTTCATTTTGTTTTAGTTGTTTAATTTCTTCTTGATGTTCAAGATATTGTTTATAAGATTCTTCTTGAGCCTCAATTCTTTTTTTGTAAAACTCCTCTTGTTGTTTTTCTAGTTCGCTAAATTTTTCTTGTAGTTCGGCATATTTTTTTTCTTTTTCACTTTCAATCGAAGCGAAAGCCGCACGTTCCTGTTCATGTATTTTATTAATACTAGTTTCTTTTTCTTCTGAAACGGTACGTTGAAGTTCTTTTTCATACTTATGAAGTAATTCCAATCTTTCGGACTCTTCTGACGGTGGGGCTATTTGACGCGGCTTTCAGGCTAAAAATATAATAATGCCGAATTCGATAATTACGAGAATGCCTAGTAATATATCCATTGCGGCGACCTAGCTTCTTATTCTATTGGTTCTGCTTCAACTTTCTCTATTTCAGCTTCGCCTTGTGTTTCTGGTTGTGATTGCTCTGGAATTTCTCTAGTAACAAATAATTGTTCTGAAATTTCAGCAGTTCTTTTAATAATAAATTCGATAGTAGCTTTATCTATTGTAGACCAATCTGCAACTTCTTTTTCATCTACTGTCTTAGTAGCAAAAGTAGAAAGTTCGTAAGTTTCATCTTCCATATTAAATGCTAATTTTCAAATACTTTTATTATTTTCTTTTTCAAAATTAATTGTTAATAAAGTAACTGGTATTCCTCATTTTACTTCAAAGCTATAATTTTCTCCAAAAACTTCTTCGAAGTGTTCTTTAATTAAAATTTCATTTTTTTCTTTAACTTTTTTAAGCATATTATTCCTCCTATTCAAGTAGATTTCTTCTACTTTCTTATAATATAATTATATCATAACTTCTAAAAAAAATCAATTTTACGTTTTAATTTTTATATTCCACTGAGTTTTTTCTGAGATTTGCTTTTCTTGCAAAAATGAGATATAATAAGAGTATATTGAATAGTAGGAGTGTGATAAATATGGATTTTAAATCAGGAACTTGTCCAAAATGCGGCAAACATAATATTATATTGCCTTCTAATAATCCTTTAGCTCCATCAATTTGCAATTATTGTGTAATAAGTAATTTAGATTACAATAACATAGAAGATGGGGATTTTTTTTGTAGAACATATAATTATCCTTTTAATCCAGAGAAGTGAATTAAACTTGCTTCGATGTATAAGGAAGATGTTTTTAAAGAATATATTTCTTGAGTAAAAGAAGAATCTTCTCAAGAATATTTAACAGAAACTAAAGATATTTGAAAACAATTAAATAAAGAGTGGGGCTTATCTAAAACTCATGAAGAGCTTATACAAAAAATAATACCTATCAAAGAGAATTATCTCTTAAGGAATAGAATAAAGTGAGGCTCAAATTATTCTTTTGAGGAGCTAATCAATTTAGAAAATTTATTTGTAAACACACTACAAGCAAATGATATTAGTAACCCAATGCAAATTGATGCAATTAAGAAAGCTTGCAAATTGAGTGTTGCACTTGATAGAGCAATTCTTAAGAGTGATCCAAAAGAAATAAACGAATTAAGCAAAGCATATCAAAATTTTGTTAAAACTGCTCAAATAGATCAAATTATTACAGCATCGAGTAGAGATGTAATATCTAATGTTGCTGAATTAGTTTCATTTATTGAAGAGAACGGTTTTGAAATGAAATATTATGATGAAGTTGAAAGAGATATAGTTGATAAATCGATTAACGATATTAAGGAATATTTAAAGCGATTAGTAACTGATGCAACTGGACTAGAAATTGTTTTTGAGGGAATTAGAACTGGTTGAGAAAAAGAAAAAGAAATGAATCAAACAGTTAATAGTTATGAAGCTGTTAAACTTGAAGATTTATATCAAGCTAGTAAAGATAGATATAATGAAGAAGTTGATAGTGAACTTGCGGCAGATGATATAGAAGATGAATTTTTTGATGAGGATGAATATGAAACACTTTTCGGAGAATAATATTTTAGAACCAGAGATTCAAGAATATTTAGATTTTATGAATAAAACTCTTCAAACAACAGATAATCTAGTTAAAAAAGATAGAATTTTAAAAAATTTAGATAAGTTTGGTAATGTAATTAATACTTTTTTAACTTATCCTGATATTTTAGCAGATATAATGACACCAAAAGATGCAAAATTTTCTATGTTCTTTTTACAAAGAATGGTTTTAAGAGAAATGGCACGCAGAAGACAAAGCTTTTTTACATTTACTCGCGGCTTTTCAAAATCATTTTTAGCATTTTATAGTAGGTATGTAACTACGATGCTAACACCAAGACATAAAGCGTTTGTTACCGGTGGGACAAAAGAACAAACAGCTCAAATTGCAAAAGAAAAAATTGTAGATGATTTATGAGTTAGATTTCCATTACTTGCTAATGAAATGCAAAAACGAAAAGTAGGTGGGGAATGGAGACGTGCATGAACAAGTGGAAGCGGTTATGCAGAATTTAGATTTAACCATGGCGGAATATTTGATGTTGTTGGCGGAACAATCCGTGGATTTAGACGTAACTCTGGAATTTTTGAGGAAGTAATTCAATTAGATCCTCTATTTATAAATGAACATGTTATACCGCTTATGAATAAACCAAGAGAGAATATACGCGGCGAAGTGAATCCTCATGAACCGCACGGTAGTAAAATTTTTATTACAACTGCTGGCTATCAAGGAACTTTTGCTTATGATAAACTTATAGAAACAATTTGTTATTCAGTAATAGATCCAAAACATTATACAGTCCTTGGTGGTAGTTATATAATTCCTGTGATGCATGGATTGCTTGAGCAATCTACTATTCAAGAAATTATATCTTCTCCAACATTTACTCAGGATTCATTCGAACGTGAGTATATGAGTATATGAAGTGGGGCACCTAAAGGTGCAGCATTCTCTGCGGCGACTATAACCGCACTAAGAAAAATTGTAAGGGCTGAGTATAAAGCTAGAAATGATGCTCAAGAAGATGGGTCATTTTATGTAATATCTGCCGATATGGCAAAAGATGGTTCTGCGGCGACTGTAGCTGAAATATTTAAAGTTACACCAAAAGAGTATATGTTTAATTATAAATTAGTAAATTTATTTAGAATTGATAGTACAGACTATGAATTTATTGCGAATGTATTAAAAGAAACAGTTCTTTTATATAATGTAAAATTATTAATATATGACGCTAATGGTATTGGAGCCGCTATTCGAGATTGATTAAATAAAAGAACTCAAGGCAAAGATGGTTATATATTACAAGGATTAGGAATTATTAATCCGCCTAAAAATGCAGAAAAAGATTTAATTCGTTATCCAAAAGATCTTACTATATGTTATGAAGTTAAAGCTACTGGAGAAAAAGGAGATATTATACATAATTTATTCTTTTCAAGAATAAGTAACGGTTCGGTGAGATTCCTTATTAAAAGTCAAGAGGCATTAGCTAAATTTGCTGAAATGGATGGTTTTAAAAAGGCAAGTAGTAGAATGAAGGAATTAAAACTCAGACCATATAGATTTATGGATGAGATGGAAATAGAATTAAGAAATATTGAGATTATTGATACTCAAGATAATATCAATAAAACAATGAAAATAAAACGTAGAGATGGAAATATTCAAAAAGACTTTTTCTCTGCGGCGGAATACGCTATTTATGGTGTAAACCAATATATAGAATTAGACTACTATAAAAAACGAAGACGCAGAAAAAAATCTGCTAGCTCTTATGTTTTTGTAGATTAAAAGGGGCGAAAAAATGGCAGACGAAAATAAAGAAAAAGAATTGTTAATGGCCGATCGCCGTAAACAAATTAGAAAAATTTATTCAGACGATACTGGTGTTCGTACTTATGTAAGACAGGCAACATTTGCTGGTTCTTCAGCATTTACTGAAGCAACATTAGATAGAATTCTAAGTCAAGTTGGTTCAAGTGTAGCTTCATTATCAGATCTTCAAAAAATTAGTGATTATGCATATGCAACTAATCCTAATTATGCGAATATAATTGATTATTTTTCAAATATGTATTTATGAAGATATTATTATGTACCAGTTCAAGTTAAAGAAAAAACATCTGGTAACTATAAAGAAATTTATAATTTAATAACACAGATAATTGATGGATTACATATTGAAGTAATATATCCTATTATACTTACTAATCTTTTTAAAGATGGCGTAGTTTATTTATATACTGAAAAAGATACAAGTTCAAAAACAGTTATAACTTATATGTTAGATCCTCGTTATTGTTTCCCGGTCATGATGAGTCAATATGGAACAGGAATTTTTCAATTTGATGCTAAATATTTTGAGGACTTAGGATTAAGAAAAGAGGCTTTAGAACAAGTATTAGAATTATATCCTGAAGAATTAGTAAAAGGATACACAGCATATAAAGCAGATGATGATTTAAGATACTTTATTATAGATGGAAGATTCGGTTCATATATTCGTTTAAATGAATATAATTTTCCAACAAAATTAGCAACTTTAAAAAGTATTTTTGATTATAATAAATATCGTGCAAATGAAGTTGAAAGAAATGGTGCACAACTAGATAAAATTATTAGTCATAGAATACCATCTTATCAAGATAATCTTTTATTTGAATTAGAAGAAGTTCAAGAACTCCATAAAACGATGGCTAGTAAGTTATCATCTAATTCAAGAACTAAATTACTTACAACTTTTGGTGAATTGGAAATACATCCATTAGTTCAAGATGAAAAAGTCCAAAATGAAATTCTTGAAAAAGCACATAATGCAATCTATAATACTGCAGGATTAAATACAAATATTTTTAATGCAGATAGTGCAGAGGCTTTAAAATATTCAATTAGTAAAGATAGTTCAATAATTTGAAAATATATTGAACAAATTACAAATTTTTATAATTTAACAATAAACAATTTATATAATTTTAAGGGCTATCAAACAAAGCTTACTATGTTACCTATAACACACTACAAT